AAGCTAGATCGCTGTGTATTTAATCTTGCAAAAGTAAAAGGTTTGATTGATCATCTGGCGAAGTACAGAAAGCAGTGGAGCGAACAGTACGGTAAATATCTTGATAAGCCGCTTCATGATGAACATAGCGATCCAGCAGACGCTTTTCGGTACGCCTGTAGTGCTGTTGATTTGATTGAAAAAGGGGTGTCTCAAAATAGTGCTCTGGAAAAACACAGGGAAGTAGTCGCTAGTCGCAAAAAACGAATTTGAGGATACGATGAAAAAGGGTCAAAAAGTTAAGCCAGGGTCACTGAAGGGTGGAAAATCCATCCCATCCGCCAAAGCAAAGCCAGGTTCTGGAGCTCGATTCAAAGCACTAACAAAAAAACTATCAGCAAAAGGTGTAAAGAATCCTGGAGCTTTAGCAGCTGCACTTGGTAGAGCTAAATTTGGAAGCAAAAAGATGTCTAGCATGGCAGCCGCTGGCCGTAAAAGGAAGAGCAAGTAACGTGGAAGAACACGATTTAAGATCAGAGTTTCAGGAAAACTACCGATACGCTCATGACTATTGGGCTCCGTTTGTGCAGGATGCAAAAGTCTATACCCTCGCGGCATCTGGACATACTTGGAGCCATGATGAACGACAAGCCCTGAATAAAGAGGGTCGTGAGGTCATTGAATACAATATCATGCGCCGTCCCTTGCAGTTCTTTAGCGGATATTTGCGTGATAACGTCAATCAGATCATCTATTCCCCTGTTGAGGGAAGCGATCAAAAGACAGCCGATCAATTCACTGAGCTTAGCTACTATATCTGGGACAAAGGGAGCGGCTATCCTGTCTTTCTGGACGCAGCGGATGAGGGTCTAAAAAGTGGCATATCTCTCTGTGGAATTTGCATGGATTACAGCAAGGATATTATCCACGGTGATATTTCATTCTTTAAAAGAACGTATAATAGCTTCTTTCTTGATCCTACATTTGAATCTGTTGATCTTAAAGACTGTTCTTTTGCCATTACACGTGATCTTGTTAGCAGAAGCTACGCAAAAGCTCTTCTTCCATTTATTGATCCAGACGTGATTGATGAAATTGGACCTGGATTTCGCGACGATAAATTCATGTCGTTTCATCCCCAATTTACTACCTTTGCAAATAACAAAAATATCATTGCCTACGATCAATATTACAGAAAAACCACTCGGGAACGTGAGTTTTTAGTAGATGTTCGCACTGGATTTTTTCGTGATGTGACCGACCTTTCTACAGAAGAGAGAAAACGCCTCAAGATTGGTCTCGATAGAGCAAAGGTTCTTTCAGAAATGGATGAATCAATAGAAGCTTCAAGCGTGGAAATACGACGTGTACAGCGGCCTTACATTGAGCTTCATATTATGCTCAACGGACAGCCTGTTTACACTGGAGAAGATAAGACTGGTATTACTGAAACGTATCCATTTGCTCCCATCATCTGCTACATGGAACCCTCTATCTGGATGCCATCACGCAGAATTCAAGGGATTGCTTCCACACAATACAGCGCCCAGAGAGAATTTAACAAAAGACACATGAAGATCGTAGATATGATGGATAGTGTCATCTCTACGGGATACAAATATCTTATCGGAAGTGTATCTGACCCCTCCGATCTTCAGCAGTCGGGACAAAATCGTATTGTTGGGGTGGATCCTGAAAATGCCCCTCAAGGTTTGGACTCTGTACAGCAACTACAGGGGGGTAATGTGCCTCCAGCCCTTCTCGAGTACCAAAAAATCCTAGACAATCTCACTTTGACTCTATCAAATGTGACGGAAGCGTCACTAGGAATGGACGAAAAGAGAAATACCCTTGTTTCTGGCCGTCTAGCACAGGTACAGATCGCTCAAAACCTCATGAGTAATCGATCAGTATTCGATAATATCGATACAGCTCAGCAGGTTCTGGGATCTCTTATTCTTCGAGCGATTCAACTGAACTATCCCACTGAAAAGATTTCACGCATTATCAACGAGAATCCTACAGAACAGTTCTACGAGGAAAACTTCGAGCAATATGATGCTGTAGTTAAAGAAGGTGTTCGTTCTAAGTCTCAGAAGGACGCATACTACTATGAACTTGTTAACCTCAAGAGGGAGGGTATTGTTGATGTTCCACAGGATGCAATCGTGGAAGCACTGCAAATGTCTGGAAAGAGTGATCTTAACGAAAGGATTCAAGCGCAACAGGAAGCGGCATCACAGCAGCAAGAGAAGCTTGCGGAGCAAGAACAGATGGCTATGGAGCTTGTTAACTCTCAGAAAGAGGAAAACCTTGCCCTCGCACAATCTCGTCGCGCAAGAGTCCTTGGAGAGCTTGCATTGTCAAAAGAAAGAATATCAGAGGCAACGGAAAACAGAGCCCAGGCAGCATTGGCTAGAGCTAAGACGATATCTGAAATCGCAGATATGGACGAGTCTAGGATCTTTCGTGTACTAGAGTTTGTGAATATGCTTGAAGAACAAGAGCAGCGAAAACAAGACGAAAAAGACGAGAGTACAAAAATTGATGCAGATAACATCAATGCAGAAACAGAAGGATCTGCTGAAAATAAAGCGGTTGAAATGGCTCGAAAGTCCGAACAGTTACAAAGTGAAGTTTCTAGTGCGTCTCCAGAATAAAATTCATTGACCACTAGTTAGAAAGGAAGTAAAAATAACGTTTAGCCAAGGAGGCGACCGATGAAAATGCCGAAAGGAAAAATGATGGATAACCCACGTGGAATGTACAGCTACAAGGGTAATCCAATGGCTCCTGCAAAAGAAGTAAAGCCACGCTGTGGTCCTGGTGGAAATCCTGATCAAGTGAAAGCTAACAAGATGATGCAGGCACAGCAAAAAAAGAATGAATATACTCGTGGAATGAGCGGGATGTAGTCAACTACCCCTCCCTAAAGGGAGAGGCTTGTAGAGAGGAAGAAAGATGAAGATTCGGGAATGTCCAAACTCTGGATTGATGCTTCCTCAGTCATTTATTGATGAAAAAGAAGCACTCAAAAAGGTAGTGGACGAGTATGTAGAAAAGGCTGTAATGTCGCACCAGCACCTTGATTACACTTACTATTTAGTGTTTCATGGAAAATTTGCTAAGCATGCGTCTGATGAGTTCACCATCTCACAGCCGGTTATTACATCTAAACTTCCTGACTTTTGTACGAATCAGATAGTTTTTTGGGTGAACAATAGGAAGGGAATCTGTGAGTTGCTTTGGGTCTGTCCTGCTAGAGGTGCAGATGGAAAACTTCGAGTAGATTTCAATACAGAAGGTGTCGCCTACCTTCAGGCTAAAGGTGTAATGCCTAAAGCAGGTTAAAGGGTGATGGCATCGCAAGGGCCTGCCTTGCGTTTACACGGGAGAACATAGTGGACACCGAACCACAAACCGAAGAGCAGCACGAAGAGGTTGCGGTTATGGACCCTGTAGAAAATACAGATGTTCCGGAAGAATCTGTTGAGAGTAATGATTCAGAAGGTGACGAGTCTAGGACCGTTCCCCTTCGAGCTGTTCAAAAAGAAAGAAAGAGGCGACAAGAAGCGGAAGCCGAATCTTATCGACAGGAAGTAGAGCTAAAATATCTCAGAGAGCAGCTTACACAACCTAAGCAGCAGGAAGAAGATGAAAGCGAATACGAGTCTGCGTCAAGAAAAGAACTTCGCGACACCGCCTCTAAGACTAAAGAAGACGTAAAGCGCGATCTTCGAGAAGAGATCTGGGTGGAATCACATTCTGCGCAGTCTCAATGGGTAGATGAAAATTTATCAAACTTTTTGAAACAGAGGCCGCATCTCTCAACAGCTATCAGTCAATCACCAAATCGTTATAAGGAAGCGTACGAGCTCATGACAGCACTTTCGCCGAAGCAACAGCAGCAGATTTCATCTAAGCCGCAGAAAAGGGAAGCTCCTAATGCACCTAACTCTGTACCGAAAGCTGCCGGTGTTAACCAAGCGATGGATATCATGAATCTCAGTGACGAAGAATTTTCGAAATGGCGGAGTGACCAAAGGCGTAAGAGGTAGGTCATAGGATGGTAAAATATGACAACTGGAGTTACAACGACCTCTGAATACGGGTCGATGTCGGATAGATGGGCTCATCGTGCGCTACTACAGCGTTCAAAGCCTAGAAACGTTCACAACCTCTTTGGTATGAAGTTTAGTCTTCCCTCCAAAGAGACCACTACAATGGCTTTTCGTAGACAGGAAAACCTAAATTCTGATCCTGTAGTTCTTCCTGAGGGCGCTGATCCATCTCCTGAACAAGTTAACAAGTTTGATGTTAACGTTGAGATTCAGGAATTTGGAAAAGTCGTTCTTCTTAGCAGAAAAGTTCTTCTTGTTGTAGAAGATGACACAGCTAACAGCACGGTAGACAACTTGAATCAGTGCATGCATACCATGCTCGATAAAGTAACTCGTGATGTTTGGGACGCTGCTGTACCTGAGATTTCCTGCCTCAATGGTGCAAACGGGAATGCAATTACAGAGCTCACTCAGCTAGACGTTGATCGTGCGATTGCATATCTAGACGAAAATGATACCGAAAAAATGACTCCTGTCATTGAAGGTACTTCTCGTTTTGGTACCGGACCTGTAGAGGAAGCGTACTGGGTAGCTGCTCACGTTAAGCTTAAGCCGGATATTCGTAATCTAGACGCATTTGTTCCTACAGCACAGTACGGATCTCAGGAGCCTGTGTTGACTTCAGAGTTCGGTGCTACTGATGAAGCACGGTGGGTAACTTCCACGCTAGTTAAGCAAGACACCTCTGATCCTGTTGTCTATAACAATACATTTGTTGGTGCTAATGCTTACGGGTATGTGGAAATTGATGAAGTGTCTACAGAGATGATCCTAAAACCTCTTGGTTTTAATGATTATTTGAACCGTTTTCAGTCCATGGGCTTCTCTGCTTATTTCAACGCGGCGATTCTCGATGACTCACACATCGTAACATTGCTAGCAACCAAAGCATAAGGAGGCACACAATGGCAGATCTACATCAAGGTCAAACAATGACGGAAGCTTACCAGTTCATTTCTGGTGGAGCTGCGTATACATTCACATATAATTTTCAGCCGGACATGGTTTGTTTCAACAACCTAACCGATTGGACGGGTACAGCTGCTGGTCTCCCTAAGTCGTATTGGTTCCGCAACCAAACGACAGCGGCTTATGCCTATCAACAGCAAGTGATCGATTCAGCAGCGGCTCAATCTTTCAACTTCCTAAACACTACGAGTAACGGCTTTACTGTAGCTAATACCTCTGGTGGACAAGAGTCCCTAAGATCTAGCATTTCGGCAATTAGCCAAGCTGACCCATGCGTTGTCACCACAAGTGCTGCTCATGGTTATCAGACCGATCAAATCGTACGTATTACCGATTTGGGTTCCGACATGCCTACGGCTAGAGGTATGGACCAACTCAATAATAACCGCTATAAAATCATTGTTCTCACCACGACTACTTTCTCTCTTAAGAATGTAATCACCAATGAAGACATTGATTCTAGCGCATATACCGCGTATGTGTCCGGTGGTAGCGTAGTGGTAGAATCACGTGTGTTGTCCTTGAACAACCCACAAGTTTCTCCTTATGCAACAACCCCATACGTACCAAACCAATTTGATTACGATCCTATCGAATACAAACTAACCGCTGGCACTTCCGTGATGGGAGACGACGGTGATGTTTTCTTGATGGAAGTATACAAATGGGGCCAACTCACTGATTTGGGTGATTTGGGCTAATTGAAACAAAAGAGAGCTAGGTTCCTATCCCTGGCTCTCTTTATGGTAGAGGAAAATAATGGCAAGACCGCGCAAAATGACACAAACATTACAATCGGAAGAAACATCATCCGATCCAATCCATACAATGCCGCTAGAAACTCTAGAAGACTATATGGCATATAATAAGGAAGCTCGAGGTCTTAACAAGAAGCTACGATTATGTAGATATCCCATCAAGCAATGTCCTATAGAGCTTCATCCCAAGGAGCGCGTTATTCTTGGTCGAGTAGATGGTCAAAGCAATCTAAATCCCGTTCCTGTTCTTTTGGATAACGAACAGATCCATTTTAACGAGACTCTCGATTGCGGAAAAGAATATGACCTTCCCCATTGTGTTATTGATCACCTCGAATCGAAAGGATATCCAATCTGGGATTGGATAACTAAAGCTGACGGTGAAAGAGAGACTCGCCAAATTGGTAAAAACCCAAGATTTACAGTTAAAAGAGTGAGGAAAAGGTGACACGATATGTTTCCGATGTTCTAGACATTATGCGAAGGGCTATTTCTCGACCGAATGAGAATGACCCTGACAGCACAGATGCATTGCTTCTAAGCTATCTTAACGATTTTATTTCACTGACTATGTCAGATGACGTAAAACTCTATGAGAACTTCGGGACTATATCATTTACCATCGATGAAACCGTTACAGATGGAGTCTACACTTTTCCAAGTGTAGACACATCGGAAGGATTCGTTAACACGCTTATCGATGCTTTGATCTCCTTAACGGACCCAGTGGATAACTCTGTATCGTGGAACAAGCTAAGGATTTATCAAAATCCTGGAGAGTTCTACGGATATTGGGGAATTAACAACACAGACACTTTGATCGCCGGATTTCCTACGGAAATGCTGTATTACGGAAATCAGTTCGTGTTCAGAACAATCCCCAATGACTCATACACAGTCAACATCTACGGATACAAAAAGAATCCCGACTTTGGAAGCGAAGAGCAGGAAATTCCGTTTGATCAGTGGTTAAGATATCTGGCGTATGGAGCAGCGAAGAACTACGCAGCAGATTTCAAGTTTGGGCAGGAAGGTGTTGCTCAGATTGAAAAAGGATTTGCCCACGAGCGTAAACTGATGCTCACACGGACGCATAATCAAAGAAAAAATCAACGAGCAGCCCCGAGGTTTTAAATGGTGTGGAATGTTACAGCGCCTGACGGCTCACAGTCGGTAAAAGCCAACAACACGATCATACAGGCGAACACCACATACACAAAAACGACGATGAATCTCGACCATAGCTGGGATACAGATGTCAATGTGGACGGTCATCACCTATGGGCCAAGATGCCTAAAGTTGATAGTGAGCCTAGCCTTGGTACTGGATTAGATCTGATCTATTACGCTCAACAGAAAACCAATCCTGAAAGTCCAGAAAACGAAGACGTGCAGCCATTCATTAAGAATGCTGACAGCGCTATTATGCAGCTGCTAGGGATAAGGGTTTGTGGTGTGATCAACTCGGCTGGCGGTGCAACAACTGAAGTATACAGCCATAATCTCACTAGCGTAACACGGAACTCAAAAGGTGTGTATACGGCGAACTTTCCCGCTCTTCCTAGTGATAATTATTTGGTTTTTGTCGACTGCATACGAAATGAATCGGAAGCGTTCGAGATAGGATACATGACGGTTGGAGGATCCACGGATCAATCAACAAAAACAACAACGACGTGTCAATTTAGAGCATTTACATACGAAGGATCTCCTTCAGCAATTGACCCTCTACAATTCTGGTTCGTAATCTTCGGTGGTTAATGGATATATTTGAGATTACAGGCTACCGCTCTGGGATGGCAAAAGATGGTGTTACCTATCTTGAGCCTGCCGATTCATTCCAGGAAATCGTCAACGGCTTTGTTTACCGACAAGTTCTTCAGTCAAGAAAGGGGTTCTCTCGGTTTAGCTCTGGCCGTCTCACTGACGGTACAAGAATTCTTGGCATCTTTGAGCATGTGCTACCTGACAATTCCACACAGCTGCTGGTATGTACCCAGGAGTTCCTGTATCGATACAATAGCGGCACCAACACGTTCGATCAGCTGACCAACGCTGGTAATGCCCCTGCCGGCGGCTTCGGTCTTACTTTAGATACGCCTTACGTGAGCGGTGTTACGTACCCATTTGCTGATGGAAGCCAGCGTTTCGTATTCACTAGCGATCAGATGTCAGACATCTATCAATACGACGGAACAGACGTACAGAGCTTTACCTTAGATAACGCAGACTTTTCCAACCCCCCATTAGGAACGCTTACAAAAGCGTGGTTTGTGTTGTGGTTTGGTGGTCGCCTCTGCTTTTTTGCTCCTACGATTGCCGGATCTTTTAGGCCCCAGATGGTTTTATACTCTGGAATAAGAGACGCGTCGGGAAATGGAGATAAGTTTGATGTTGTAGGGGCTGGAGACTTATCAGCCGATACGTCGGAGTATCTTACAGGAGCAGGAATTGAGGGAAACTTCGTTGTAGGCAATTTTAGCCGCTCTAACTGGGTGCTAGAAAAAACACGCGATGCCTTCAATCCATTCTTTTGGCGACGTGTTCCCTCCGTACTAGGAACGGATGCACCATTTAGCAGCGTGAGTTGGGGGGGAGAAACGAAGTCTGTTGGTAAGACAGGGCTCATTACAACAGACGGCCGTGTATCTAGTCGATTTGATAACCGTATCCCAGACTGGACAGCTAATGAAATCTCACAGCAGTACTTCGATTTAACGTACGGCGGATTTGATAGAGAAGAAGGCCAGTTTAAATGGACTTATGTAAAGGATGAGGACGGTAATACGACGCAAGACCGAGTCTTAGTCCACAACTACGAAGAGGGAACCTGGTCCGTCTATGAGCAACGATTTACCGTATTTGGGCAGACAGACGTAGGAACATCACTCACATGGGATGAGATTGATGAGACAATAGATCCCACCTGGCTGAGATGGGACACCACAGAAGAGGTGTGGAACAAGATAGGTCTTAGTGAATTTCGCCAGAAGACTCTTGCGGGAGATGATGAAGGTTTCATTTATCAAGTAAACACAGACTACGACGACTATGCTGTTGGCATCGCGGCTATAACGCAGGCCGCTAACGCTGTCGTCACGACTTCAAGCCAAGCGTTTAAAGCAGGGGATCGTGTTGGAATCAATAGCGTAGTCGGAATGACAGAGATCAATAATTTTGATCCGACTAATCAGAATGCGTTGTTTGAACCCTATACAGTCATTTCAGCTACGAATACTACCGTGACATTGAATGTTGACTCACAGGATTTTACCGCTTACTCATCGGGTGGCATACTCTCTAAGCTCATTGCATTCAGCGCGAAGACAATCCCCTTTAATCCTTATCGTCCAGACGGAAGAAAGATCCACATGAGCCATGTTGAGTTTCTTCTAGATACAAATAATGGTTATGCAGTTGTGGATATGTTCATGGATGAAGAGGACACCCCTTTCAAATCCGTTGTTCTTCTTCGCCCCGACACAATTTTAAAGCCTAAACAGTGGATTACCGCGTCGGTCAATTGTGAAGCAAACTTCATCACATTTGTCATTAGGCAAGAGAGCCTTTCAGCGCAGATAACCATTACTAATATGCGTATGCATTGTATGGCAGGAGGATTGACGAGTGCCTAAAATCCCAGAACACTACGAAGTGGGAAATAGAGAAAACATCGGTCCAGAAAGACTATTGGAGCTTCTTGAGGATATCTACCGAGAACTCGCTATAGCTATCAACTTGAAGCCGGATGTCATTACCCGTCAGACAGACGGTCAAACATCAGAAACGTTCTTGAGTAACGGTGATATAAATATTAATCTATCATCTGACAAGGTTGAGATATTAACGAATCACGACGCAGGCGGCACTACAGTCACCTGGACAACACTTTCTTGAGGTGAAAAAATGGTTTTTCCAATCGGTTCCGCTCTATCGATAGCTGCTCCTATAATCGGTGGTCTCCTAGGTCGCAAAAAACAAAAAGAAACACCCATCCAACGTCATCAGCGATCCACAATTGATCAGATTCTACAGGGCGTACAGGGACAAGGTCCACTAGCAGGTCTATTTCAGGGTGATGAGGAAGCTTTTGATAAAAGTTACGTTCAGCCTGCTTTGAGTATGTTTCAAAATCAGATAGCCCCGCAGATTCAGCAAAGCTACATAGCAGAAGGTCAACAGCGGGGGAGCGGACTTGAAGATACACTCGCTCGCGCTGGAGTGGATCTTGAGCAAATGCTCGCACAACAATATGGACAGTTCCAACAAGGAGCTCAGAATCGAGCGATACAGGCACTTGGTGGAACACTGGGTGCAGGACCAGGATTTCAGGGACAAGGGGAAAGGAGTCCATTTATAGAGTCTCTTGCTGGAACTCTGGGTACTCCCGGTTTTCAAGACGAGCTTACTTCTATTTTAAAATACTTTTCCGGACAACAAGGCGACAGTTCTCAACAAGGCGTAAGTTCTGGTGTTGGAAATCAATTTGGAACAGCGGCATTACTTAGTCGTAGAGGGTTCACACAATGAGTCCATTTGAATTAGCACAAGCAATCGGACAAAATGTTTTTGGTGCCAGACAACAGATCCGCGATAATTCCGCAATTTCAGAAATTCTGAATCAATACCAAGAGTCCACGCTCGGCGGTCAGGATTCTGCTGCAGCCTCTGCTGCTGCAATGAATCAGATTCTTTCTCGTGTGTCTCCTCAGAGACAACCAGGTGTCTTTGGTGCACTTAATCTACAGGAGCAACAACAACAGCGCCTCAGAGAGCAAGAAGCACGAAATCTTGCATCTAGAGCATATCAAGGAGAGAAACTCACTCCGCAGGAGTTTTCTAGACTTCCCCTGTCAGTTCAAAAGGAGCTTAGCCAAACAAAGGCTCCTCCAGGAGGTGTAACCGCACAGCCTATTCCTCCCGAAGTCCAGTCAACCATGGCAAGTGTAATTCAAAACAATCCCGATTTGAGTTCTGACCAATTAGCAATCAAGCTTGATCAAGCTGGTGTTCCACGAATATATTCCAATCTTTTCGTTGAAAACAGAAGAAGAGCAGAAGAAGCCTCACAGCTAAGACTCGGTCGTGAGGTAGAAACAAAACGTAAAGAGACTCTTCCAGTTAAGCAAAATATTGTAAATAAAGCACAAGACGCTAGAGAAACTTTGAGAAACAAGGCGGAACTTGAGTCGATTATTGAGACTGGAAATTTAGATGATCCTACGTTCGCTATATTTGCCACATCACTACCATTCAATCTTGGACAGCGACTTCTCAGTGACGAAACAGTCTCCTATCGAGCAGCAATGATTGATGAATTTAAAGACCTTAGAAACATTTTCAAGGGTCAAACCAGAGTTGCTGAGCTAGATATTCTTCAAAAGAAGCTTCCAGATATCTATCTAACGGATAGCCAGAAAAAGGCTGTTTTGAAGTCTAGATTAAACACTCTTAATGCCGATATTATCCGAGAGGAAGTTGCAGCTGAAATAGAGGATAAGTTCCCAAACCTAGGGTTGCTTAAGTTTCAACGTAAGGTAGAAGAGCTTGCACAGCCAAGAATTAAAGAGCTTCTAGATGGTGTGATCGACACTCATCAAAGAATATTTAACGAAGCGGAAAGGCAAAAAGAAACACCTCTAGATCCAAATGATCCTGAAGACAGACAGATTTTGACTCAATTGCTGAAAGAAGCAAAAGGTAACAAGAAAGAAGCAAGAAAACTCGCCACTAAAAAGGGGTATAAATTCTAATGCCTGATGCTTTTGATTTCATTGATGAAGTAGACATAGAGGTTTCACCTCCTAGAAGTCAAGGTGTAGCGCAACGCTCACAAGATCCTTTTGACGTCATAATGCCCTTTGAAAAAGAAAGCAAAATAAAGTCATTCTTGCGAACCGTTATGCAAGTTCCTTCAGGAATTGCTAGGCGGTTTACGTTTCCACTCGATTTGCTGCAGATGATGGGAACAGGCGCTGCTCTCGATCCTGAGGAAATCGATCAAATCAGAAAGATTTCAGAAAGAGAAGGTATCCCCTTTGATGAGGAGCGCTATCTAGAAGCAGTACAAAACGCAGCGGCATCCTTTCCTACTCAAGCAGGCGTAGAGCAGCTCATAGAAGCTAAGACAGGTCTTCCTTTAGAAGCTAGAACACCATTTCAAAAAGGACTAGAGTTAGCATCGACAGCAGCAGCATTTACTCCACCAAGCATCACTCAAAGAGGTGCAGCAGCGATCGCAGCACCTGCAGTATCCACAGGACTAGAAGCTGTAGGCGTTCCAGAGCCTTTAGCAGAAGCTGCCGGTCTTGGAGTATCTGGTTTAGCAGCTGGTGTCACTCCTGCCGCATCAATAACTAGGGCACAAGTAAGAAAACCATCAGGTCTTCCGGTAAGAAAATTTGAAGCTGTTAAAGAACCTAGAAGGGTATCTGAAGCTAAGCTTGAAAAGATTAACATCGCGTTGGAATCTGACTTTAGAGAGATCGGTGACAAGCTTCTGGAACAGAGCGTAGTTGGACCTACAAGGGAGAAATTAGGAAGGAGTTCGGTATACAAAACAGAGGTCGGTCAGCAGTTTCAGAAGGTAGAAAACTTATCAAAGGAGCTGAAAGAGATCATTCCGAGCAAAACCGTGGTTGATGGGCTGAAAAGGCGGGGAAAAGCCATAGAAGGGTTGACACCCAGTGAGTATGAAAAGGACTTTATAAGCCAAATCAAGTCATTTTCAAAAAATGTACCCAAGAAAGATATCACTCCAGAGCAAATCGTCAAGCAATACAGAAAAAACAACCGATCTTTAGGTGAACTGTATGAGCCTGGTAAATCCTATGCAGCCAATAGAGCAAAAAAGGATTCCTTGCTTGAGTACAATCGTTATCTTTCTGAGTTGATCGAAACTAAATATCCGAAAACGGAATTTTCTAAGCTTTTTAAAGAAACAAATGAAAAATGGACCGCCATTTCTGATGTAGAGGCTATCGATAAGTTCATCGACAGCATGTTTGAGGGAAATATTCAGTTCAAAAATGCTCAAAAGTTTTTCGATAATCCCAACATCATGCGTCCCTTCGAAAGGTCTCTTGGCGATCAATTCCCTAAATTCAAGAGCCTGATGAAAGATCTGATGGAATCAGAGAAAGCTCATAAAATGCTGCAGGTTGCTAAGAAAAGTGGATTCGAAGAGCTGTCCAACACTGCAGGAACCTATATTATTAGCAGGCGTCTTGGTAAAGCGAGAACAGCAGCTAAGTTTGCCAAATCTGGTTATAAAGCATTTATGAACGCAGCCCTGGAAAAACCAGAGCTGGTTAGAGAGCTCGACATTGGGGTTCAGGCTCTAAAAAAAGGAAACTTCGATGTGGCTGCTGCTAGTTTTTCCAGGCTAGACAAAGAAGTCGAAGAGCTTTGATCATTTTGCCCGTCTAAAGGCAAAAAAGAACCAAACTCCCAACAAAAACAAAGTTCTAAACATTTCCCATGCAGTCATATCAGGCCTCCGTGCCTTTCTTACTCTTGATTTTTTGTGTTTCTCTTATGAAAAACTTGCAAGCATTTTTTACAAATTCTTGAATTGTCATGTTCGACTGTGTAGCGAATATCTTAAATGCTTTGTGTTCGTCTTCCGTGACTCTCACATAAATCGTTTTGTTTTTTGCTATCATACTAGAATGCTAGCACAAATATCTAATAAATGCAAGTTTTTCTGGTGGATGATTTTTTGATGATATACCTTGTTAAATGAAAACTAAACTACCAGGGAGTATCTAGTGCCAAAATATGCATCACCAACAGCCTACGCTGGAAAGAAAGCCACCAAAAACGTATCCGGTCAGGCGAGATTTGCTAACGATACAGAAGCCGCAGCAGGTACAGATGAAGGATTAATCATCAGTCCTGCAACTCTTGCAAGTGCTGTTGATGATCTTGTCCCAACTGCAAGCACCACACAAGCAGGGATAATCGAAATAGCAACAGACGCAGAGGCTACAGCGGGGGTTTCAACAACACTCGCAATGACTCCACATACTGTGGGTTTGATTGCTATTGCTGGTGCTCCTAATGCAAGTGAAGTTCTTGCTGGCATCGCCGAACTGGCCACTACAGCAGAAACCACTGCTTACACCGATGATGCACGCATTGTAACTCCTCTAAAGCTGGGTTCAGCTTTTGCAGCACCTCCTGCACTAGGTTCTGGCACTCCTGCTGCAGGCTCGTTTACTACGCTAGCTGCTACAGGAGCCATTGATTTCGATGCTGGGGGCTCTTTTGAAAGCGGTGGTGCAGCAATCGACATCGGTGCTGATGCTTCAGCAGACGCGATTAATATTGGTACGGGTGCAGCGGCTCGAGTTATCACCATTGGTAATGTAACTGGAGCTACTCAGGTTGTTCTTAATGCCGGTACAGCAGGGATCGCACTAGCATCTACTGGGGCTGGAGATATTACAATCAACTCCGACGACACTCTTCTTCTCGATGCTGATGGAGTCCTTGAGCTAAACAGTTCTGCTGGGGTAATCGGAATCGGAAATGATGCAGATGCCAACAATATCAACATCGGTACCGGTGCAGCAGCTCGAGTTATCACCGTTGGTAACGGAACAGGAGCGTCACAAGTAGTTATCGATGCAGGTACTGCAGGTGTAACTGTTGGTGCAAACGCCATTGCACAGCCCATCGTAATCGGTAACCAAACTGGTGCAAGTTCTGTAGTTATTGATTCTGGTACTGGCGCCATCAATGTCGGAACCTCTATTGCAAAAACTATCACCATCGGTAACGTGACTGGCGGAACTGCTGTTGCTGTTAACGTAGGAACCGGAAACTTTGCCCTAGATGGTGTGGCAGCTTCTACCTACAATATTGGTGCTTCAACAACAACTGGTACAATCACAATCGGGGGAACTGCACAGACCGGAACCCTATCAATTGGTGACAGCTCAGGAACAATGACCCTAGAGCTTGGTGCTGGAGAAGGCGCGACAACAGTTGCTATTGCTGGCGGAGCTACAAACCCAAATACAGTAAACATTGCGACTGGAGCTGTTGCTAATGTAGTGACTATCGGAACGGTTTCTGGGGCTGCAAGCCTGGATCTTCTTTGCGGCACAGGAAACTTTACGCTAGAAGGTAATGTAGCAAGCACCTATGACATCTCAAATACTGGAGTAAATACTGGCACGGTAAGCATTGCTGGTGGCACAGGCGCTCGAACAATCAATCTTGGTGGTGGAGGCACAGGCGCTAAAACGATCAATATTGGTGCAGCAGCCTCGGCCGATGTAATCACCATTGGTACATCAACTGGCGCTGGAAGCCTAGACTTGGCTTGTGGGACAGGAAACTTCACTCTAGAAGGTGATGTAGCTTCTACCTACGAGATAAGCTCTACAGGAGCAAATACAGGAACATGTAAGTTTGCTTCCGGAACGGGTGCCAGAACGGTAGAAATTGGTGGCGGTGGAACAGGGGTCAAGACCATCAATATTGGTGCAGCTGCCACAGCAGACGTAATCACCATCGGTACTACAACAGGAGCTGGAAGTTTAACACTAGCTGCTGGAACTGGCGATATTACCATTTCTGGAACCGTTAAGGAAATTGATGCTGAGTTCCTATTTTCTTCAGGTACCGATCTAACCATTACCCAGTCTCCGATTGTACAAAGCAACGCTACAACAGGCGCTGCTCCAACTGGGAGCAATGGCGATGTAAACCTGCTTTACATGCAAGACGGTTGCTTGATGGAGCAATTCATCATTGGTACTCAGACAATCATCGCACCAAGAATGTCATCGAATGGTCTGGCTATCGAGTTGGATAATACGAATGCTGAAGGAGCAGAATACAACTTTGGTGCACGAAATAATGCTAAGCATGCCTACACCATTGGTACCAGCGCAGCATTCTTTGTAGAAGCGACATTTACTGTTGTCGACATCAGTGGATGTGCTCCTCTTATGGTTGGATTTAGGAAGGTGGAAGCAAACAATGCAACACTTGGTAGCTATACCGACTATTTCTGTGCTGGACTTAACGCAGCTACATCAGCAACCAACGTTGTGTTGCTTGATGAGCTAAATGGTGGTGGTCAGACTGCCACTGACAGTACTGACGCATGGACAGGTGGTGATACCGGAACTACAACCATCCGAGTTTTGGTTTCAGCTTCTGGTGTTTGCACATACACTATCGATGGTGGTGCACCAAGCGCAACAAATGCCATGACATTTGACAATGCTGATGTCGTAATGCCATTCATTCACTTTGTGAATGGTGCTGATGTAGCCGGTGAGGTTGCTCTTTCAGCCTTTAAGTGTGGATTTCAGGCATAGATATAATTAAACTGTGTGCCAGGGATGGGTAGACCTGGCACACAAATCTTAAAATATCTAAAGGAATCTCATGATCAAAAACAAGACAGTACTAGAAGTAAAGATTGGCGAACGAGTGTATGAACTTACCTGTGCGACTGATAGCCCTCTAGGAGAACTGCATGATGCCCTGATGCAAATGAAAGGGTTTTGCGTAGAAAAGATGGTTATTGCTCAAAAACAAGACCAAGAAGCTGCTGAGGCCCAGAAAAAACTAGATGAAAACTCTGTTGAAGCTCAGAAAGAAATAGACGAAAAGGAATAAAAGAATGGCTAGTAGAGTATTTTTTGAACCAATCAGAACGCTAGGTTTTGCTGGAATATCTGGAGCCTATGCTTCAATTGGTGATCCAACTAACTATAACGTTAGAATTTTTTGCATCACCAATAACACGGCTGGTGATATGTACTTCACGACTGATACGAGTCAGGATCAGATGTTTATCGCCGCTGGTAGTTTCAAATTATACGATCTACAGGCCAACAAAGGACCAAACGACGATCGGTTTGTCCTTCCAATCGGATCGCAATTTTCAGTCAAACAGATTACATCTCCCGTTTCGGGAGATGTTTACGTGGAATTAATATATTGAGACCCAAACGAGAAGAATACGCTAAGAGATTTGAAGAGCTGACAAAACAGCAAATCAAGAACTACAACGATTCTGTTGCGAACATTCATACGGCGCTTGAAGATTGTCGTGAAAACATCAACAATGTTTCGCTGTTTAGCGACAAAAAAATGGCCGATGTGTGTAGTCGGTTGCAGGCTCTTGAATCCCAAAACATCGATTTACAAAATCATGTGTCTATTCTAACTGAAAAGCTCAACCATCAAGAGTCCCAATTTTTTCATTCGAAACAAGAAAAAGTTCGAATTGATAACAAAGTTGATCGATTGATTGATGGAATGCATGCAAGTTTTATATCTCATTATGATTATCTTAATGAAAAAATTAATGAAATAATAGATTCGTGTTGTAGGACGAATGAAAAAACAGAGGAAGTCCATCAGAAGTTAGATAGATTATATCTAAAGACCAAGGTGGATAATGAAAACCTGAAGAAGGAGATTCAATCATCTCCCAACCCTCTTGAAGACGTTTGCAAAGATATTGAGAAACGAATCTCTATCAAAGAAGTAAACACGGATGGATTGCTTAGAGAAATCAAAGTATTTCGTGCTGACTTCCAATACATTGAGAAGAACATAGAGAATATTTACACGTTAATTAAACGTCTTCAAAAATTAAGCACAGGAAAGGAGTAATTAAATGTCTCAAGGTGGATTCATTAGCCCTGTTGGAGAGGAAGAACTCACTGCAGAGAATACCCTAGCAGATAACGCTGTAATTCGAGGGGATGGCGGTGAAAGAGGGGTACAGGATTCCGGTGTATTAATCGATGATTCCGACAATATAAGTGGAGTTGAAACCCTTACAGCGACAAGTGTATCTGCAGGAAGTGCAAGCCTCACCACACCATTACCAATTGCTAGTGGTGGTACAGCAGCAAATACAGCTACAGAAGCCTTCGATTCACTATCTCCTACGACGACTAAGGGTGATATCATTGTTAGTAATGGTTCTGACAATATCCGAGAAGCAATTGGAGCTAATGATACAGTTCTAACCGCAGATTCGACACAAACAAGCGGTGTAAAATGGGCTGCAGCATCAGGAGGTGCTTCGGTACCCTTTCCACAAGGTGGAATTATGGATACATCGACTTGGTTTTATCTGGGATGGTCATATCTTAGCAGTATAGCCAGTGTATCTGTTACAACTGATCAACTTACACTCTCACCACTATGTATTCCTGAAGATATTACACTAACCAAATTACATATAAATTGTGTATCTGCTGGCAATCCAGGATCAATAGCTAGGATTGGAATCTATACATTAGATACTGTTAATGCTCAGTGGGATTTACTTGTCGATGCTGGAACAGTAGATATTTCAAGTACTGGCGTGAAAACTGCAACATTGAGTCAAGCGATGACAGCTGGCACACCATATTGGACGGCAGTTGTTGCCGACGAAAAAGGAGGTGCAGCTCAACTGAGTGGATCAACATTCCCTGGTTTTATTGCATTAACATCTGCATTTGCTGCTATCGAGCAAGTGTTTAAAAATAGTATAGATGCTGATATTGCATTGCCGGCGTCTATAACGCAGGCTTCTGTATCTACAACAGCTACAGGAAACGTTCCAATTGTAGCCTTTGGAATAAACTAACTATTTTAGGAGTAGTATTTTGAGTCAGGCAGGGTTGATAGATTATATTGGTGGACTCCCTCAGGTGCCTACTCAGTTTAATGCTGATACAGGCTCAGCTGTACCTATTGGAAATGAACTAGATATCCTCGGAGATGCAACACAAGGATCGGTGACATCTGCATCAGGAATGACAGTAACAATTACCAACTCCGATGCAACCACAAGTCAAAAAGGCGTACTAGAAACATCCACACAGGCTGAATCTATAGCAGGATCTTCTACTTCTGTATCCGTTACACCGGATTCATTGAACGCAAAGCTTGGGGATCAAACACAATGGGCAATCCCTTACGGAAATGGAAGCACAAACGCTATCGAATGGTCGTCTGCATTAACGAACGGTCAATTGATAATAGGCGATTCAACTGGAGCTCCTCAGGCTGCTACCATTACCGCCGGAAGCGGGGTAACGATTGTAAACTCTGCTGGTGGAATCACGATATCTGCTTCTACTGGATCTTTTTCCTGGAATGAGGAAACCGGAACATCGGCAAATATGTCGGTACAAAACGGCTATATCGCTAATAACGCAGCTCTTGTAACTCTCACCCTTCCAGCTACGGCATCGCTTGGTGATGTTGTTCAGATTTGTGGGAAGGGAGCAGGACTTTTTCGGATAGCCCAGAATGCAGGTCAAACCATTCACTATATCAATACAGATACAACTACTGGTGTTGGCGGAAGCCTAACGGCAATTGAGCAATATGCTGCATTAGAACTAGTTTGCATCACTGCTAATACGGACTGGGTCGTTATTGATTCATCCGGAAACTTCACGGTAGTATAAGGAGACACAATGGCAACGCAAAACGCTTCAAATATCAATCAGCAAGGCATTGTCTACTGTGATGGAAGCGGTGCATTTACGGGAAATAACCTACAAGCTGCTACCAATACCATATCCTCCACCAATACAAATGGTGATATAATTCTTTCTCCGGATGGAACGGGTGGTGTTGTAGCTGTTACCGATCTCACTGTAGGAAATTCAACACAAGACGTTAGCTTTACAGTCAATGGATCAGCGATCACAGCTACGGTAAGTGTAGAGGGGACGAACTCCACAGATCTCGGCGGTGTCATCTCACATAGACACTCCGATACGGCTGCATTTGGAGGGCACTTTGTCAATCTAAGAAGTCGGGGAACTCATGCATCTCCTACTGCAGTTTCCGATAACGATACCATTTCTATCATAGCATCTGCTGGCTATGATGGAACAGATTATGCGCAATCCTCACAGATAATCACACAGGTGGACGGCACTCCTGGTGCAAATGATATGCCTGGGCGTATGCTATTCCTGACTTCAGCCGATGGCGGTCAGACCCCTACCGAAGCAATGCGTATCACAAGCGGACAGCTAGTAGGTATTAATACTACAGCTCCTATAGGTACGCTTCATGTCACTGGAAACATGGAGCTAGATCACACAGCAGCAGAAAATGATGATTACGCTATAGAAATTGTGTGCGATGCAAATGGGTTTACTGATGTAAAAGCTTTTGACATCGATTACATAACGGGGAACATAGCTGCTGGACAAAATGAAGAGGCAATCATCGTCAATATTGATGAAAATTTGTCAACTGGCGGTATTGTTGCTGGATATCTTGTTCTTACAACGACTGAAGGATCAGCTACGGTCAACGGCTATGAGACGGGTATTGGTATTAACCCAGTTGTCCAAGAGTCCGGTACCTTTGGAGATGCAGACAACATCCTCAATATCGCAGCAGATGTGACAGTCGCTCTATCGGGTGGTGGTGCAGGTAACATCTCTATCTTTGTTAATGATAACGACACAATAACGATTGGAGATGCGGCAATCTGGGATGAGATGGAAATCATCTTAGATACCGGGGCTAGTGGATCAGGAGTAGCTCCAACTTTCGAGTATTCGACGGGTGGTTCAGGTTTTAGCGCGTTTTCTCCTGCGGATGGCACGAATGGATTCCGCAATACAGGTGCTATCCTCTGGGATTCTTCTACTTTGTCCGGGTGGGCAACCAATGCCTCTGGTCGCTATGAAGTTCGTGTTACAAGAACGCGTAACACTCTAGGCACAACACCTATTATCGATAAGCTTAAAATATCATCCACCACAGAATACACATGGGATAAGGATGGTGATTTAAGTGTTAGAGGGTTGAGTCTCACCAATGCGCTCACAGTTCCTAATGGAGGAACAGGAGCAACAACATTTACAGCAGACGCTATCCTTCTCGGTAATGGCACCTCGGCGATTACACAGCAGGTAAATACGAAAGTCGACTCCAACGGTAACCTTGACGCTAACGCGACGTGGGCTGGAAATACGCGAAGAATCAGCATTGTCAACAATAGCAACTCAGCAAACTCGGCTGCTAAATTAACAATGCTTGTAGGTGGAACATCTGCTGCTGATGTGTATACAGAAATGCGTATAGGCTCTGCTAGATCGTATTCTGTAGGTGTAGACAATGACGATTCACAAACATTTAAAATCACCACCGATGCAGCGGCTACAGTAACACCATCAGGCGGAACCACGTTGATGGATATTACGAGCGGTGGGGAGGTTTCTTTCCCTGCTGCTACACTTACAGAAAACGGCCTTATGCTGGTTGGAGCATCTGGATTGCTAGAATCTCTGGGGGTGGCTACAAATGGGCAAATTCCTATTGGAAGCACTGGAGCCAATCCTGTCCTGTCAACCATCACTGCTGGAACAAATATCAGCATAACAAATGGTGCTGGTAGCATTACGATCAATTCTGGTGGATCAGGTTCTGGACAGATCGTTAACGTAACAGCTCTTGATAATACAGATTCACCGTATACGGTTCTTTCGACTGATTACTACATGAGCTGTGACACAACAGCCGGCGTACTCACAGTTACTCTTCCCAACGCTCCTACAACTGGAACAGTTTATGTCGTTAAGGATGCAGCGGGAACAGCAGATAGCTTCAATATCACGATAGGAACAGCAGGGGCAGAGACAATTGACGGAGCTGCTACATTTGTTATGAATACAGAATATGAGGCTGTAAACCTGCTTTACAATGGATCCTCATGGGAGATCTACTAATGGCATATAAACGCATATCACCGATGCCTGAGGTTGAAGGTGGTACAAATCAAACGACATACGCAGCTGGGGATATTCTCTATGCTAGCGCATCTGATACACTCAGTAAGCTCGCAAAAGGATCTGATACAGAAGTTCTGACGTTAGCTAGTGGTCTTCCTTCTTGGGCTGCTGGTGGTGGGGGAGGAGCTTGGACGTATATTTCTACTGCAACAGCATCAACATCCGCTACTATTGATTTTACAGGAATCGATAGTACATACAACGTCTACGTAATCACAGCGTCTTATGTTATTCCTACCACAGATGATACTGATATGTATTTCCGAATCGGAACGGGAGGAACACCTACCTATCAAAGTGGCGCATCAGATTATGGATGGTCATTTGGAGGTGGTACAGCTGCTGGATCTCAAGGAGGCGGTGATATAGCCGATTCTGAAATAGAACTGGTAAATAATGGAACTAACAACGGATTAGGAACCAATACCAACGAATCTTGGTCTGCGATAGTTTATGTTTTTGAGCCATCGAACAGCTCGATTAACACACGACTTTTCTATCAAGTTTCCTATGAAGATGCAGGAGCACGAGAAGTGGCGCTATATGGACAGGGAGTTTATTTAGCGACTACAGCTGTAACAGCATTTCGGTTTATTCTATCTTCCAGCACGATTGCATCTGGTGTATTTAAACTTTACGGCATAACAGGAAGCTGATGAAAAGAACGATTGCAACACCAAGTGGTGGAAGAGACGAACGAATTTCTGCTGAAGAAGAACAGCGAATCCGAGATGAATGGGAAGTTAACAAAGTCAAAAAAGAAAAAAATCTACAAGAAGAGATAGCAAAAAAAGAAGCATACAGCGCTCTTAAGGTGATTATACAGTCTAAATTAGGACTTACATACGAAGAGATAAACTTCTTATGCGGTGATGAATTGAAGGCGGATTGATGATTGAGCAGCTTCCAGAAAAAAAACAGAATCAAGCGCTGTGGAGAGTGAAGAGAGCTTAAATTGAGAAAAACGGTGAGTTTCGTGAGTTTCGTGAGTTTCCTGTATTAGGGGTTGAGTAATCTGTCATAAAGTGTTTATTTTAACGATGGGCTCAATGTGACAGTTTCACCATTACCAACCGCCAATCAACTCACGAAACTCACGAAACTCACCAAATTGCCAGGAACAAACTAAAAAATGATTCATAATGTTATTTTTTATAAAATAGACCATATATTATTTTTATTTATGGTATTGACGGGTTTGCTGACTGCGTGTGTTGTGCTTCGAGAAAGCGGTCAGGTTCATGATGATATAAACTTTTTAACAATTGATTTGAGCGAAGATATAGAATTAAACTAGTGGGTGAGCAATATTCCTCCCTCCTCCGTTGCGTCCTCACGTATATTGCTCACTCCTTTTTTGGACTATCTGGCAAACAAGACCAGTGCGTTACATATTGTGAATCGCACATTTTCCAGACATTCTCGTCGTCGTAAGAAGCAACATCGATGTACATCACAGTTTCGTAATGTCCGTCATGCATGAAAACCAGACAATGATCTCCCATAGCGGGTAATTTTTCAGGAAATCTGTTCCACTCTACCATAATTAATTCTCTAACTGTTGGGATATCTGAAGGATCTGCTCAATGCACCTGGTCTTTTCTTGCAGCATTCTGAGCATTTTACAATGGATGTATTTTTAACATGTTTTTTTGGTAGGACGCCACCCGCTTTGAAGGCGCAATCGAAGCAAAGCCACAAATCTTCTATTGGATTTTCTTTTTCTATTCGTCCATCCATAGCCTTTCCTGTAATTCATCAGCGCGTCGAGCAAAGTATTCCGCCGATCTAACATAGTCTCTAGCATTCCTAAAACCAATATAGAAATCTCCAGCGATAGTGCCAAGGGTATTTAGGCATACACTAATAGCTACCCCGTAGATATTTCTCGTGGTCAGACCTGTTATAGCTCCCGTTATGGCTGCTCGTGTAGCTTGTTCGATATCAATGTTGGTAATATAAGACGCTTCTCTCTCGGCGTTCTCCAGGCAGTAATGCATTTTTTTTATACAAAAATGCATCTCCATCCAGATTCGATCTCTTTCTTCGTTTGTTAGAGAATAGCAGATTTCTGGTTGATAGATTTCTTGTGCTGTAAGAGGTGCATACAAAAAAAGAGTGGAAGCGATAACGCAACACGCTTTCATCAAAAAGACCCCAATAATTTAAATAGGTATGTGCTTGCGGCTACAAGAAACATGTCTTTTGTATACTTTGATAGAGGAGGATATTTATATCTATAGACGTCAATGACGTATTCCAGCATGCCCACAGCGAACCCAAAACATAGTGAATAAAACATCTGAACCGTGAATGATTGATTTTTTTTCAACATAAGATGTGTCATCAGTCGATAACTAAATTGTTTTATGTTGGTTAATAAGTTCCAATAACTCTTTAGCTATAAAGTATGTAATTTGCAGCTTTCGTTGCAAAAAGGCAATGGGAATATTTTATTGGTTTTTTATGCGCTCGTTGACCTCATCTTTTCTCAGTTTTGAATTAGGGTTACAAAAGAAGCTCGAACAGGAAATGGAGCAAGCCTGTTCGAGCTCTATGGATCATTCTTTATTTTGAGTCACCTTCCAGTACCCCATCTGTTCTCTTCTGTAAGATTCTGGGGGGTACTGTGCGGCGGCATCAGGGAAATTCTCACTCAAGTCCTTCCAAAGAGTATTCCAGTCTATGTTGCCATCCCTGGAAACTCGTGTAATCTTTATACCGAACCCTTCTGCATTGCTATCATCAGTGCAATCAACAAGCCTTGTTTTAGCGATTTCCATCCTAGATTTTGCATGATTGTAATCGTTGTTGGCAATGATCCAATCCTGAGCAGCTTGTTCTGCATCATTACCATGCAATTGCACATAGTCGCTCTCTGTCAATGCAGGTTCGATCATATCCACCATACACTGATAGAATTCTTCAGCAGCTGGAACAAGTGTATCTTTGATATATTCTAGATTAGCATCCACATTGATCATAACAAGATCACCAGAGTTCCAGCTGGCATAAATGCACTTTTCGTATCCCGTTACAAAGAGTTGCCATTGCACTTGGTCGTAGTAGTGATCGGGTACACTTCCATTTCTTGCTGTATCGTGATCAGCTTTTCCAGCATACTTAATCTCTAAAATATAATCGTCACATATACCGTCCAGTGAAGCGATAAAAGTGTCGTTGTCGTTGCTTACTGCTGTAGCAACAAAGAAATCCTTTTTCGTTGTTTTGCAGACGAGCTCTCTTATTTTAGGCTCGTACTCTCGACCTTTTGACATCGCGTAATTGTCGCTTTGCTTCTCCACGAAACCTATCTTACGTTTCCACAGCTGTCGAGGTGTACACCATTTGCTTTTTCCCATGATTATTGGGAGTTCTGATGCGCCAATTCGTGACCTTCTAAAAGAAATCCACTCTTGGGAGCCTTGTTCTAATTCGTTTTCAGTTATAAGATTGCAGTTCATTACGGCCTTTTCATTCTTTAGTAGCGCTCTAGCCCTTGCAGGAAGGCAAGGCATTAGGGGGTTTTTTTTGATGAAATCGTTGAACACAATCTAGAAAATATTTATATTTTAGATGATGTTCAACGTTGGTGGGGAAGAGAGCGATTTTCCTTTAGCCCCTTCTAAGAGTTTAGATCGCTCTCTTCCTTATTTTTTATCCATTTCTTAGCAAAATCTCTACACGCTTGAAGCTGATTGACTTTCAAAAATCGTAGCTCTCTTACTTTGCAAAGTCTTTTGAGCTCATCGCGTAATTCTTCATAGCCATTAAGAAACTCATCCAAAGCCTTCCACTGTTCCTCGGTAATGACATTCGATCCATTGTTTGTCTTTTTGGTAACACTGTTTCCGTCATCGTCTTCTGGAGCAATGCCGCAAATTGCCATTAGAGAATATCTTCTATAGTACGTGATAAGACTCCCCATTTTCTGTGGATCTAGTTGCTGAGGAAGAATCATCTGACTTTTGATGGTTTCACCAGACTCATGCATTAGCACCGTAGAGAGCGCTTGTAAGCCACTCTCTAGGATTTCTATCGTTTGGGTATAGCACAGTCCGTTTTCATAGAAAGGCTCTCTAATGGCCTCTATAACGTCGGACAGGTCGCTGTAACTCGACTTGAAATATGGATTGCTTCCAGACTTCTTAACGCCGCTAATCGTTGCTTGTGCACGACATAACGCTGAGACTAGTGTTTCTTTTTTTTTCTTCGTGTCTGTCATTATTTTGTCTCCTGTTGTAGTTCGTATTCTTCAATGTCTTCCCAGTGATCTTCTCTCCACTCTTGTGCACAACGATCACAGCAAACATAGGCATCATCCGGATTCATAGACTTTGCGCAATCGTGTGGTAACTTCCATACGATGGAGCTTTCCGGGTGAATGTCTGAACATATTGGGCAGCTAGCGAAACCTTCTCGTGTGCTGTGTGCTAGATCACTTAGAAATGATTCTTTTGCTGCGTAGCAGATGTGAAGTGCGTCTTGGTATCTCATGTTAGCTCCTTGCTTTTATGTTCTCATAATAGCATAGATGTTTACAAAAGTCAACACGTTGATTAAATATCATAAAGCGTGATAGAATTTATATCTGTCAAAAAGGAGTTTTAATATGAGAATCAAAGAATGGCTATCCAAGCACAGATATACACAAACACAATTGTCCGAGATGCTTGGAATTAACAGAAGTTATATGAGTCTAATCACATCAGGAAAGAAGTTACCGAGCGTTCTATTAGCTTTGCGCATCAAGGATGTTACTGATGGTGATGTTGATCTTTGTGATTTATTTGATTCTAAGACCATCGATTCAATAAACAAAAAATTCAATGGAAACCTTGGGAAGAAATACAGCCATAAAATTAATTGAAATCGAATCTTAGTTACACCAAAAAACAACCGATTCGTCGGTTGTTTTGGAAAGATGTAGTTGTTAACCGTCTATAACACTCGTATCCGTACAGCAGCAGAAAAAGTTCTTTCTCTTTTTTGAAAAAACCAAGGCGGTTTGCTTTTCTGTTTCTTGAACGCTGGTTATTCTCAAAAAAAGCCGAAACTCAATGGAAGAAAACCAGCCATTATTTTTTTTATTTAAAAAACGATCTTGGTTAATCATTTTATAGACTACGTTATAAGCTGTTTCAAAATCCCGTAAAATAGTTTTTATCTCATCCTTGTTTAAAGCTGTCCCATTGCTTAGACGGTATAGCAGTTTTCTTATACCATTTCTCAATCGAACCATGAGTTTTCCAGAAACATTGACCACGTCTAGACTAGGATCAATGTGGTTTTTTTTATTTTCGTTCATGTAGTTATTAAACAAAGTAAAAACTTTCCACTGAAACTTTCGGGTGGTGATACTGTCTTCATTCTCCAGATTTTTAAGCTGAGTATAACGTATCAAAAAATTCATACCGCTTAACCTTCTTTTGATTGCGTATTCGCGTAAATAAGGCCAAGAATCTGGGTTCTTTAGCAAGTCGTCTAAATTTGAGTAAACGATATGTGCAAACTGATTCCTTTCCAAGAGAGTGGTATTGTCGGTATCGATCGAAATATTAGACACGCTACTGGGTGTAAAAGAGATTGGAATCAACGATTGACAATGAACCCTAACTATCGAAGTTTCCACTTCCTTTTCTTTTCTCTCTATAGGTGAGATAGGCGCTTGTGACAAAGGTCTTTCTGTTATCGAAATCATTTTTTTTGACACCTTTTGATTTTATATTTTCGTATCTCATGTTCGTGTTTTCAGCAACCTTGAACCAAACTCAAAAAAAAAGAACCGCTAAGAAGTTAGCGGTTCTAAAGGGTGTCGCGCAAAGAATATCGTGGGAATAACTCTTGCACCACCAAAATAAAATATTTTCAGATTAAGTTCAATTCTTCTTCTCTTTGCTTAAAACACGCAGAGATACTAGTCTCGACACCTTAGAAAAAAAAACCACCGACGAATCGGTGGTTTTAATATCCCCAAGGGGATGGAGCTCTTGCGAGCGCCAGAACAACTCAAGAATTTGTTTTGGTCGTAAACTAAGACTCCAATTATAAAAGTCTAAAGAGGAGTTAGTTTGCTGATGTTGATGAAAAACAATAACCCATCTGCAAATTGTTCGCAAGCCCTTTCTTTTCTCGTGAGGGTTTCCTATGTCAGAACAACAACAATCTACAGAAAACAACAAATCTAAGAAACTTTATCTTCCAAGATTTTGCATTGTACCTCTACAAGCTCGTTTAGATAAATCATTGAATGATGCAGCAAAGATTTATTTAGGAGAGCTTAACGCGTTATCGAATAAATTTGGATATTGCTATGCCTCTGACGAGCAACTTGCTGAAATGAAACAAGTATCGGTTAGAACTATAGAGAGATGGAATAAAGATTTACAGGAAAGGGGTTTTCTTATTCGAGACACGACACACACACATGTTAAAACAGAAAAAGGTGTTGAGGTAAGAAAATCTAGAAAAATGTACGTAATAGAGAACCCGTCAAATAAAGTTGCTGAACCGCCAGATCTGTCGGTACGCAGTGTCCCGCCAAATTTGTCGGTACGCAGTGTCCCGACAAAAATGGCGGTTATAAATAAAGAACCCTTAAATCAAGAACATAACAACAACAGGCCACCACCTCCTGACGATCAAGAGCACCCGCCATCCAAACCCAAGTCGATGCCTCCGGCGGCTGCTGCGCAGGCTGTTGTTGTTTTTTCTTGTTTTGATGAATTAGATGTTTCTCAAGCAGTGAAGATCAGACTGTCCAAGGAAATGGACGAAGAAAAAGCAAAGCTGCTCGTGAAGCGGGTTCTCGCTTGGGAAACGCGGGAATCTGATCTAAAGGCATGTAATACAATCCTAGATCCTCAGAAATGGGACACTTGGTCGGATGTCGTTGATAAGAAAGAAAACACGGAAGAAAATCGCAAGTGGGCAAAGGAAAACTTACATAGATTCGATCAAAAACGTGTAGGGGCCTACACATGTTGGATTCTTAGCAGTGGAGTGGAGTTTGTCACATCGGGAGCAATGTCGAAGGTAGTCTGTTTTGAGTACGAATCACAATTTTTTCAGACGGAGATCAAAGAGTTTATAAAAAACAATGCAGCCAAAAAACAGTAGCGATGGGGACGTCATGGCGTGTTCGATAATACCCCAGGAAGCCCAGAAAGGCACCGTCATAAGCAAAACGTGGCGTGGGCGGCATCATCTACCATTTAACCATATAAACGTCCTTAGAGCGCGATTATCGCGGTTTGTGAGTTCGAGGAACCAAAATGAAACACAAGTTCAACGCAAAGCCACAAATCTGTGACGGGATCAAGTTCCCAAGCAAGGCCGAAGCTCGATATTATAAACAACTCCAACAGGCGGAGAAAAGTAGTGAGTTACTATTTTTCCTGCGACAAGTTCCCTTCCACCTTCCGGGAAACATAAAATACGTCGTCGACTTCGTTGAATTCTGGGCACCAAAAAACGGAGAGCCAGGTGATGTTGTCTTCACAGATGTCAAAGGTATGATGACACCACTAGCTAGAACAAAAATTGCTCAGGTAGAATCGCTCTATCCCATAAAAATCAATATCGTAAAAAATCCCTAACACCATAAAAATTAAATACGTATAAATGATTCTAATAACGGTAGATTATACCCGTGACATAGGATGTTATGGATTACATATTTCAAATTATGATAATCGCTGAAGTATGTTTTATCATCGCGTTATTTTATTCACTAATGAAACAAACCGATAAAGATTAACCGCGACAATCTCTAAGAAGATACGGAACACAGCGCAGAGAGGGAGATATATGGAAAATAGAATTTTAAACTACTGCCCACAACCATATGGTGAGTATCAACTCGGCTTTTGCACTGTGGATATGAGCGGTAAATGCATCGTCATCCTGAAAGTCCTCAAATCTAAGACAGGAAACCCATATTGCGCATTCAATAGCGTTAAAATCGGAGATTCCTGGCTTCCAGACTTCGCTTTTTCCAACAAAGATTTTCAACGATCGTTTCTTGATGATTGTTTAGAGAAGATCAAGCCTATGATGAACCACCCTACAGAGAATCAAGAAGAAAAAGATCCTAATCAGGAAGGACTTCCTTTTTAGAAACAAAAATAAAAATTCTTTCGTAAAAAAAATCGTGACAGCTAGATCTTAACAGCAAAAAAAATACGTAAGAAGAGATAAATTTATACTAGCATATACTATAAGTAAGCCTACAGTGGGGGTTATATGGGACTTAGTGGAAGACGTCTTGAGAAAGATCTGGATCTAGACGAAGTAAAAGAGATCATCTTTGAAGAATTCGGAAGAGTTATACGTATATCAAAAAGACTCCATTGCAGCGATAAAGCCGTTTATGACCTTCTCGATATGTATCCAGAGCTGCAAGAAGCTAGGATGAAGGCAGCTAATCGTCGTCGCGATCAGGCAGTAGAGATCTCTGAGGATCTAGTCGAAAGGCTTATTCGTTTAGAAGACGACGATATTGAATTAGCAGCTAAGCAAGCTCAGTTTGTCTTGAAAAACTCCGATATGTCTCCTTATCGAGACGCTAAAAAAGACAACACGGAAGGTGTAAACCCAGCAACGCTGGCACGTATGGCACAAGAAGACGAAAAGAGAGCGCCCAAGTGACGGTAGATCTCTCTCGCCTTCATGACAAACGCTACCGGATGGACAATCTCTATTATATCATCGACAGAAACGGAAGCAATATCCTGTTTCAGATGAATGATGTACAGAAAGATGTCTTTGAGAATCTTCACAATCGAAACCTAATTTTGAAAGCCCGTCAGCTTGGAATGTGCTTGGATCCTAATACGAAGGTTTTAAGGTCGGATTTTACCTGGGTAAAGATTTCAGATATCGAAATAGGTGATGAGATTATCGGTGTAGATGAACATGCAAAAAGCCCAGGATGCTCCAGACAATTACGGAAAGGAGTTGTTCAAGGGACGAAAAGGTGTGTAAAACAGTCATATAAAATACATTTTGATAACGGAAAGTCGCTTATTTGTAGTGATGAGCATCGATGGTTAACCAGGAACTCATCAACCATCTACCACTGGAGAAAAATCTCAGGGGTTGGGTCACAGAAATTAAAGGTGGGTCATCGAATAAGAAGATTTGTACCTAGTGTGTGTGAGGAGTGGGATTTTAAAAATAGTTGGGACTTTGGAGATGAGTGGGAAGGAAAAAAAATCCCACACATTAAGTGTGGCAACTATTCAACAATCACAAAAATAGAGAGTTTGGATGAAAGAGAGCTTGTAGACCTTCAAACATCGATAAAGACATTTATTGCTGAAGGATATGTTTCTCATAATTCAACATTCGCCGTTCTCTATTTGCTAGATGAGGTGCTATTCAACTTCAATCTAAGCGCGGGGATTGTTTCTTACTCTCTCCAGCATGCCAAACACGTTCTCAAAAGAATCATCGGAAATGCTATCGACTGTCTTCCTAGAGAGCTCCATCCAATTGGGTTAATCACTCGTTCAGCCCATGAGCTTTCGTTTAATAACGGCAGTCATCTTCAAGTTAACACGACACTTAGAGGTGGTACGTGTCAGTTGGTGCTAATTTCAGAATTTGGAAAAACCTGTGCGCGATCTCCACTCAAAGCTGATGAAATTATGGCGGGAACGCTTAATACGCTACCCCAAGAGGGTACTGTTATTATTGAAAGTACAGGAGAGGGAACGGAGGGGCATTTCGCTGATATGGTCATGGCGGCGAAATCTCGTGGCAATGAAGATCTCAGCCCCCTTGAATACAAGCTATTCTTCTATCCTTGGTATCTAGAGAAAGCCTATGTCATGGATTATAACGTCAAACACGGCGTTGAGCTAACTGATTATTTTGATGAGGTGGAAAAAGAGTCAAAATACAAACTCAGTAAGAAGCAAAAAAACTGGTATGCACATCAGCGAGATGTTCTGAAAGACAAGATTGGGCAAGAATTTCCTTCCACGGTGGAGGAGTCATTTCTATCGAACTCAGATGCCTACTATTTTGCGGAAGGCGTACAAAAGGCGTATAAAGAGGATCGATGTCTCTACTCTAGTCTCTACGACCCTCTAGATCCAGTGTACGTAGCTTTGGATATCGGTGTAAACGATCAAACCGCGATGGTTTTCTTCCAGGTAACGCATGGAGAGATTAGAATAATTGATTATTACTCTGACATGAATAAAGGTGTTGATTTTTATGTAAAGTTTTTGACTCATGATAAAGATTATAATTATCATACAATCTTTCTTCCCCATGACGCTTCAAAAAGAGATGGGATTGTTGTAGAGAACACATATGAGCGCGAGTTCCGCCACCTTTTACGACATAGCAATACCAGGGTTACGGTGCTAAAAAGAACTGATGTACAACCAGGTATTGCAAACGCTCGGTCAAAGCTAGATCGCTGTGTATTTAATCTTGCAAAAGTAAAAGGTTTGATTGATCATCTGGCGAAGTACAGAAAGCAGTGGAGCGAACAGTACGGTAAATATCTTGATAAGCCGCTTCATGATGAA